AGATGGGTTAGAAAGAGAACGGTCAGCTAGAAAGAAAGCCGAGATTGATGCCGAAGTAAATAACAACAGAGAGATTGTGTATAACTATGTCGCGGCGCGTAAAGATGTTTTAGGTAGTGTTTGCGTAACCGACCTACAGTTATTTGAAAAGGGTAAGCGATACTTGGAATGGCTAGCACTGAATGGGCACTTAGTCCGTATGAAACGCATAGTTGATAGTAAACGGCAGTATGTATACAACGCGGCAAAACCTTATGTAAAACCTGTATCTGACCTACCAGTTGTGATACCTACAAATAACGAAAAACTTGTGCAAAGTGTTACTAGGGTTATTAATCTATTAGACCGAGAACAAATTCCTGCGACAAAATCAGAGCGTCGTGCACGAACAACTAAAGTAGGCATTGGCAGTAGCATGGCATTGTTTGGTAATTTCTAATGGAAAAACTAGACAATAAGAATGTTGAAAGCTTTGGGGAATCAGTGCGTAGAATAGTTCTGAGTTTGCCTAACACGACGAACAATAATTTGGGTCAGCTAGTAGAGAATGTATACCTACGCTTTCAACGAGAAGCAGAACGAGATGCGAGGGACATGGCTAATGGTAAACATGGTGATTGAGTATATCCAGTGCTACTGGCAAGCCTTTGGGTTAGGTATGTTATGTATGTTTTTAATAGGAGAATGGAATGAGCGACGGAATGACAGACATGTATGATGAGGAAAACGCGCTAGCTAGGCAAGTGGGGGGTAATCACTATGCTGAGATGGCAATACAACCAGTCGAGTTTATTGTGGCTAATGAGTTGGGCTTTCTCGAAGGTAACATAGTTAAGTATGTATGCCGACATCACGCTAAGAACGGCGCAGAAGATATTAAGAAAGCGATACACTACTGCGAGTTGTTGTTGCAGACTAAATACGGTGACTGATATGAAAACGTGCCCAAAATGTAATGTGACTAAAGAGCTTACGGAATTTTACCCATACCCAAAGTATAAAGGGGGATACTACAGGTGCAAAACATGCACCAAAGAGTTAGCAACTAAATGGGCAAAAGATAACCAAGTTAAAGTTAGAGAAACGGGAAGGTATAGTATTGAGGGGCGCAAGAAAAAATGCGAATACGTTAAAGAATACAGAGTAAAAAATATTGATAAGGTGAGAGCAAACGATATTCGTAATTCTAAACGAAAAGTAGAAAGGCTATCCGATGCATACGTAAAACAATTAATGCGTGTAAAAGTAGACGTACCACAACAACTTATAGAAGCAAAACGGTTACAAATCTTAATCAACAGGAGAATCAAAAATGAAAACGATAACAACACTACGAAATGAATTAGCAGAAGTATTTGACTTACTTATGGTTGGTGATATTAAACCAAAAGAAGCGGGTGAACTTGCTAATGTAGCAGGCAAGATGATTAACAGCGCAAAGGTTCAGCTTGAATATTATGCCTTGCGTAAAGAAACCCCAACGATTGAATTCTTAAAAGGTGAATAAATGTGGGTGCTTCTTGACTTTGATGGTGAACCGATACGGTACTATACCTATCCTGCTACTGGCACGGTTGAAGTTGAAGTCAAGAAGCTAACTTTAGATGAACTGATGGAACAACTAGGAGAAGCATTGGTATGACACAAGAACAGATTGAAACAGCACTAAAGGCCATGCATCATGGCATACTTAATTTACAGGAACGGCTTGACGACCACGAGAAAGTAATCGAACAGCTTATGTTAGTAATGCAAAATCTTACTGCGGGTCAAGTGCCCAATGGATTCAGACAACCAAAGAAAGGGTAACAACATGAAAAGCAAACGAACAATGCCACGATGGGTATGGTGGAAGAAAGGCGAGTGCGTAGTTGAAGTAATTAAAACAGGACACTTTCCAACATCTATCATAGGTAAGCTACCTAGCGGAAAAGAATCCGAGATAGACATTGACGAGCTAGACTTGCATAACGAAGGAGTAGAGGTATGAAAATTACATTTGACCTAACAGATTCAATACAATTAGCCGACGCACTGGACGCTATCGTGTTGTCTCATTTAAAAAGCAGTAGAGAGGGCATGGCCGAATGGATAGCTGTGCACCCCGATGATGTAAAGATGCAAAAGAAAGTAAAGAAAGCCTACGATGTACTAATTGAATATTATGGAGGCTCAAATGGATAGCGAAATACACCTAGCATTTCCGACACCTATTATGGTGGGTAGGCTAGACAGGGATTTTACCCCTGAGGAGCTTGCGTTCATAAATGAGCAGAAAAATAATACGGCAAAAAATTATGGTAACAAAACAAGTGTTAATTCTTATGTGCTAAACAGCCCCGAGCTAAAAGAACTTAAGGAGTATGTTACGTTATTTATCGAAGCGTATGTACAAACAGTATATAAACCGAAAGAGCCAATAGAAATGTACATCACACAGTCGTGGTTAAACTATACAGCTAAGGGTGAACATCACCATATGCATACGCATAGCAATAGCTTTATATCCGGCGTCTTATATATTGAGGCAGACAGAGAACAGGATTCTGTTTGGATGTACAAATCTGCACATAACTATATAGCACTAGACCCGTATCATTGTGATGAGTTAAACGGGGATACTTGGGTTCAAAAGGTAGGGACATCAGATATTATAGTATTTCCTTCTAACGTGCCGCATTCAGTAGGAAAGGTTACTTCAGATAAAACAAGAGTAAGTCTAGCTTTTAATTCATTCTTACGAGGGACGCTAGGCAAAGAGGCAGAAAAAACGGAACTTAAATTATAGGAGAAAGATTATGCCGTGTAATCAAAACTGTGAGCAAGGCCGTAAGTGTGACTGTGGCGGTAGTAAATCAGATAGAGCAGTGGTAATTGTAGTAACATTGCTACTTATCTGTATTGTTTCCATGTGTTTCGGGTTTTATAACCTTTTAAGTGGAAACAAAGGGCAAGAGTGCGCTGTCGAGGTGCAGTTTAAGGACAGCAAGGCTACATACATAGGGCAAAGCGTATGACAGCCACCGAGATAGATGAACTACGCTTTTTATTAATACTCAGTAAGATGAAAGAGAACGCGGAGAAGTTAGCCAAGTGATATATCACTTTTTTGTGTTTAATTCTTGTGAGACAAAAAAGTTTGTGTTGAATAAATGGTTTAAAATTACACACAAGTCTACACTATTAGTTTAGTTTTGAACTAAAAGCGCTCACATAGTGTACAAACAGGCAAAAATGTAAACCATAGGATACAGATATGAAAATAGAATTGATAGGCGACATAAAAGACCAGCCAGATGGTAGTGGGATAGCCGAACTGGATGTGGATGAGGAAGGCAAAATGTACCTCATGCAGTTGGGGTTTGAGTATTTACTACTGCAAGGCATAGACCTAGCTAAAAGGGAAAAAGAAAATGGCAAGTCGGAATGATGTAACAGGTGACTTAATAAAGAGTCGGAAGAACAGCAAAGAGTTTGAGGATAACTTTGACAAAATCTTTAGAAAGAACAAAGACCCACTGTGCGATGTGTGCGGTAAGAGTTTAACTGCTACAAAAGAATGCGCGTTTACGGGATGCCCCCTTAACTGGGACGAGGCCCGATGCGATGTTATAGGACAGAACGGCCCGACGGGTGAACATTACGAGGAAGAAAAATAATGGCAGGTTTAAAAACATGGTCGTATTCGGCTGCTACTACATTCGAGAAGTGTCCGAAACAATACTTCCATCTTTACGTAGCCAAAGATATTAAGCAAGACCCTAACACAGAACACTTTCTGTATGGTAACGAAGTTCACAAAGCTGCTGAGTTGTACGTGCGTGACAATGTCCCACTACCTGAAAAGTTTTGGCAGTTTCAGCCTTCGTTAGACAGGTTAAAACAAATCCCAGGGAAGAAATACTGTGAGCACAAGGTTGGCTTAACGCGTGACCTACAACCTACAGGCTTCTTTTCCGATGATGTATGGTGGCGCGGCGCGATCGACCTGCTCATCGTGAACCCTGAAACAAAGACAGCCACGGTTATCGACTATAAGACAGGTAAGTCTAGCCAGTATGCAGACACTCGTCAGTTATCTCTATTAGGTGCAGCAGTGTTTAAACACTTTCCCGAGGTAGAGGTAATCAAGTCAGGCTTAGTGTTTTTAGTCAGCAAAGAAATATTAAAAGAAGACTATAAAATGGATAACTTCGATGATATGATAGGCGAATGGGATACCCTAATCAAACGGTTAGAGACAGCTTATGATACCAACGTATTTAATGCCGCTCCTAACTTTGCGTGTAAACGGTTTTGCCCAGTACAAAGTTGCCAACATTGGGGAAAATAGATGGCTAGAGATTACCAAAGAGAAAACGAGCTGTATAAGAGTAAGCCCGACCAAATAGCTAAACGTGTTGCACGTAATAAAGCAAGGCGTGAAGCTATACGGGATGGACGTGTTAAGAAAGGTGATGGTAAAGAGATTGACCACATTATTCCACTATCCAAAGGAGGCAGTAACGACAAATCAAATACTCGTATCCGATCAAAAAGTAAGAATAGTAGCTTCAGCCGAAACGCTGATAATAGTGTGAAGAAGAACACACCTAAAAAATAACAGACGGTCCGCAAGGCATGAGTGCGCTAACCATGTCAGTTAATAGTAAGCCGTCCTTTCGAGACACCTCATAGGCTTACGTATTGACCGAGTCACCCACGTTACGGGTTAAATAGGCTGGCCACACATCTCTCCGTGGTCAGCCTATTTTCTTTACATTTCCAAAAAACCATGTATACTAAGTAACCCGCATCTTAAACACATGATAAGTGACTTACACATGGAAATCTATAAAGACAAAGCCTTAATAGTAAACACTCGCCGTCCTGAGTTAATCCTTGACAAGATACCTAAGAGTAAAATTGTTAAGGCTTACGATAACGGCATTACCCAAGTGATTGTTAACTGGGAGCTGGATGAGGTGCTAACCTTGTCATCAATGCGCATTAAGAATGCCCCATCACCCATAACAAAAGAATACAAATGGCCCGGTGTACACACGCCGTTTGACCATCAAAAGACCACCGCTCAATTCTTATCTGCCAACCCTAGGGCTTACTGCCTATCTGAAGCAGGGACAGGCAAGACCTCTGCGGTTATTTGGGCTGCCGACTACCTGATGAACAAAGGTAAGATTAAGCGTATGCTAGTGGTATGCCCCTTATCTATTATGCAAGCCGCATGGCAGTCAGACTTCTTTAAGACAGC